CAGCAGAACTATTACCTACTAATCTTTTAATTTTATCAGATCCAAATATATATAAATTATCTCGGAATTTTACAATCCCTGTGATGGTAAAACCTATATTAATAACACCAGCACCAGTTGCTGGTTGATAATTTAAATCTGTATTTGGAGAACTAAAAACTAAAAAGTTTGGATTATCAGACATCCCAGCAAAAAATATATGATTTCTAAAATCAGTGTTGTACTTTGCTGAAGCTATATTTTTTGTTCCGGTTCCGGCTAAAGTGTAAAACCAATTTATTGCCGTACCGCCTACATTGTTTTGAGCTGATACGGTAGATGCAGAACTTAATTCAAACTCGTAGTTATCGGCATCCACGATTACGGTAACAGTGTAGTCTTTATTATTGGCGTTTTCACCCCCTAAATTTACATCGATGTTACTAAATCGTACAGTGTCACCTACGGAAAGACCGTGACCTACGTGAGTAACATTTACTGTAGCATCGCCGTTACTAGTATCAAAAATATTCGATAGTTGATCTTCGGTATCAGTATCTGATGTCCCTTGTCGATCATATATTTCGATGTATGTAGTTCTGTTATGTCGAAAGGGACGATTCACACCATCTGTAACAATATGAACTTCTGAACCTGTAAAACTATGTTCTGTAGTGCGAAGTTTATTAATACCAATTGCAGAGCGAGTACCAGTTGTAATATCACTCCCCCAACCTACTCCAGCAGTAAATCTATAAACTGAATAGTAATAGCTGTAAGAGTAAGATACAGAAGCGCCGCCGCCAGAAGTAGTTGCATTTGAAATTCCGTTAGCGGTAAATGTGTAAGTATTAGCCGTTGGAGTTGAAGTAACAACAAACTCGCTGTTTAAAGAAAGACCGCCAACAGCGGATGCTCCTGCAAAAGTAACGAAAGAGCCGATAGCTAACCCATGAGAAACATGTGTTACTGTAACTGTAGCACTTCCATCAGTAACTGCAAAAGGGTTCGTTCCTAAAGAACCTGTAGCATCACCAGAATTACGTCGAGCACCGTATACAGTATCACTATGAATCCAGATACCTAAAACTTTTCCAAGCCCTGGTAAGGTTGGATAAGTAGCATCGTAAGGTTCAAATCCGTTAATACGTCTGTAGCCACCAAATTGAGATATTTCAAAGTTTAACATCCGAATAGCCGCACCCGGATTACTGGAAGCTAGAACTAGAGCATCTTCATTTGTGTATAGACCGCCACGAGATAATACCGTAACGTCTCTCCAACTATCCATTAAATACTCCCTGTCGGAGCATTAATTAAATTGGCAACTCTGGTATCCCGCACTTCTAAAAGACGGTTTGTGTTAATCAGGAGAGATCTCATATGATCAATACCTAGATCAAATTTTTGTTTAGCAATTGCGGCTTGCTGAGAATTATCCCTGAACATATAACAGTGATATACAGATCCATCAATCACTACATGTTTAAAGGCATCAGGAACTACCATAGTATCTGTGCTTAAAGTTAAATCTGTGTGGTAAGAATAATAGTCGTAAGAAACGGAATATGCTGCATCTGGAATAGGAGTAAACCCGGCATTTCCACCGGGAGTTTTATAAACATAAATCGGCTGATCATAGTCACCTGATCCCGCCTCGCTATCTCTTTCGAAATATGAACTGAGATAGTTATTGTAATCCATTTGACGAAGTTTACGAGCAGAAAAATTATTACCTACATCGTAGTTAATTCTAAACGTGTTCCAATCAGCTAACTTAACATCAGCAGCTAGCGTATATGTATCTGTACCAGAAGCTAGTGTTAAACTACCTGTTGTGTAGTTAAAAGGAAAAAAGTACTCACGTTGTGAAATTTCATGCAACGCTGCATTAACGGCATCTTTTACTTGAGCACGAAAACCAATAACCGCCGCGAAATCGGCTGAGGCAATCTCAACTTCATTTAGACGGCGTAACGTATCGTTTACTAATGTGAGAAAAGTCGTTGCCATGAAAAATCCTAAGAGTAGAGGAGCGGGACCGAAGCCCCGCCCCAATACATCAATTAAGCTAGGTCGCGTGAAACCTCATCAGCAACCATTGAACCGGAGTCATCGACGTCCATTAGGACAGCCCAGACCCGCACTTCACCGCCTGTTGGGGCAGTGGTAGCAGTTGCAATAGTAACATCAAGATTATCAGCGGTACCGCCGACTACTACCGGACGGAAGTCTGCATCGGCTGCACCGTAGTCACCTACAGAAGCAGCGTCGTAGTCAAAACCGTCAACGAAAATATCGCCACCAGCAGTGGAGAGATTTAGTGTCACATCATTAGAACCGCCGACATTAGCAACGGAAACTTCTAGACCAGCAGCTAGAATCACATGATTTGCTGGAACGGTAAGAGCCGGAATAACGTCAGTAGCAGCAAGAGCGCCGCCTTTGTCAGTCGCAGCGGTAGCAAAGTTCACAAAACCTTGCACATAGTACGGCTGACGGCCACGGGCACTATTGCCACGAGCAACGGTAAGAGTATTATCACCTAAAGCCATAATTTATCTCCCCCATTAACCGGCAATGTTGTAGTGTGCACGGACTAGAGCTTCTGGACGAAGGATCTTCCGGCCATAGAGATGCATACCACGAACAACGTCAGCGAAGCTATCGTTATCACGATATGTCTCTACTTTTTCAATTTGCGAAGCAGTAGCGACTGCGGAGTCGTGACCAGCAAGAACCACACCGAAGTTGGTAGCGGAACCGTTGGTATCAACTGTAGCAGGGCCAGTGCCAATTGAAGGTAGGTTGTTTGAAAGGTAAACGCGGAAACCACGAACCATGCCAGAAATGATGCGGCCATTCCGAAGAATGTCGCCAGCATTCTGACCACCAGCAAAGTCATTGTTTAGAAGCTTGCTGTTTTCGTCGTTTAGCTGTTCAGCGAAAACGGGGTCAACCACAACCCAACGACCATCACGGTCAACATTTTGCTGGTCAAGAAGACGAGCCATCCGGTTTAGAACCTGTAGAGGGGTTGCCTCACCAGTACTACCGTCTGGGTGTGTAGCGATAGAATCGGTAGCAGCACCACCAGAAACGAAGCTGTTACGAGCAACTAGCATGGAAGCTAGTAGACCATTGTCAGCAACGGTGATCGGATCGGTACCGGACTTGTCGCCAGAAACACGAGCAGTATCGGCAATGCTGTGAAGAGCAGATTGTTTGAAGCCGGTCATGTAACCAAGAATTTCTTGGTCGAACTGGTCACGAAGGCGATAGCCAGCGCGATCAGAAGCAAGAGATTCGAAGTTCACATGCGAATGTGCTTCTTCAATGTCGTCAATCTTAAAGGCGAAGTAGTTTGCCTTATCGACAACGAGAGTGAAGTCCTCGTCATCGAGATCCTGTGGCATTACAACGGTGCCACGGGCGTATTCTTTAACGGTGATCTCTGGCTCCTTGATGATGCGAACGCTATCACCAAAGTTATTGATCTCACCGAAGTAATCACTGTTTGTGATGTCTTCAACGATACTGGTCTTACGGAACGCAGTCTGTACCTTCTTGCTGTAAATTACCGGCGAGAAGTTACCGTTAGGTAGGTTACCGTAGCCAGGAGCCGATGAAAAAGCCATTGGTTATCTCCTTTCAGGCTGTTTGCTAAAAAGAACTAACATTAGGCATTCAAGGCTGACTCATTAGGGTAGGGGTTCCGGCCTAAATATTGTACAGGTAGTTGAATTTTCCGTAAGTGTTAGCGGAAGATCAGACAGTGGTCTAAACATTTAGAGGTGTCTGGAAAGAAGCGGGCCAAATTAATGGCCCACTTTTATTGTATAGATAATATTATAACATACTAAATTTTATTTGTCAAGTAAAAAATTACCGAGCACCACCAGAAATATCGTATTCGAAGTTGCCTGTACGAATAGCTTCCATGATTTCATTTTCAAACCGCTCGTAATCCTTACCCGAAAGCTTTTTAACTGCTGACTCGGACCACTTTGCTTTAGTCTCTAGTGTAGGTTCTTGCGAACGTCGTGGCCGTCCAACACTCTTAGCTGCATCTTTTGTAGTAGGCTTTGGCTTTGTCTCTAGTTTATAGAGATCAATTGCCTTTGACGCTGCTAAGAAGTCAGTTTCATTTTCGTATAGAGCATCCTGAATCCACTTAGGTTGTACATCTACCCATGCGTGGAAGTCTGCATCTGCACGTAATTCACTGTAGTCAGGGTGAAACCTAGCTAACTCTGACTCTGCTTCTTTAACTTTCACTTCGTGCTGCATCTTATCAACAGCAGCTAATTTTTCTTCTACGTCTTTTCGTGCTTCAATTGCTTTCTTAGTAGCGATTGTTTCTACAATCTTAGCTACGTCTGGATATTTTTCAGCCCACTGTTCTAGCTCTTCGTCGCTCTTAGGCAGTTTTACCTGTCGCTTAGTAACGCTTTCTAATTGACTTTTTAACTTGCTGATTTCTTCTACATACTGAGATTCTTTGCTTTGCATATGTCGCCTAAGATCGCCATAGCGTTTCTTAAACGTCTCCTCTTCAGGATTTAATTCTTCTGGTTCTTGTTCAGCTTCTTCAGTATTTCCTGCGCGTTCTGCTTCTAGGCGTTCAATTTCCTTTTCTTCTTCTTCAATCGATGAATTATTTTTGTACTTCATCATTGAAACTTTAGGTGTGTTTTCTACTGCTTGAGCTTGCATTTTACTCTCTCTCTATAGGGGGCCACCAGTAGCTCTTCACCACGAAGAGGGTAGTGGGTAGCCCGCAAAAAAGGTTTAAACTAGGCCAACCCCCGGTATAAAGGTATTTTTGGGTGAGGCAGACATAATACCATTGTTACTTTTTGGCGATGCACCTATAAATCTATTAACAATATCTACATCGGCAGGTCCGGTTAAATCAGAACCGAATTGCCGCTTAAACCCTTCGGGGTCGCTCAGTATATCTAAATTATCAGGATAAAACCTATTTTCTGGACCTTCCGTTTCTGATAATGACACTTGAGGAGCATATAAACTACGAATAACGTCATAGTTTGTAGAACCTTCCGGGATATCAGATGATGATATTCCTTCCCGTTTAATTCTACGAGTTGAGGCTAATGTGTCGAGTTTTGCTTTAAGAAACTCGTTTGTCGCTGGAGAACCATTCAGATCAATCATATTATAACCCTCATTGTAATTCTTTAGTAGTTCTCCTTGATCGCCGCCCATGCCATATTGTGAAAGAATCGCCCAAAGTTCTTTGTCTCTAGATATTTCGTTATGACTCCCCGCACTTCCATCTAAATTAGCGCCGAAAGGAACAATTTCTCGCGCAAGAGTTCTTCTTTGGTTCAGACTTTTTCCGGTAAGCCTAGGATTCTTATTGTATCTCTGTTCTGTCTTTTCTTCCCACTTTCTAAATTCGTCAGGGGAGTATCCCTCGGGAGAGTCAATAAACATAGAATACAAATTATCAAAACTTCCAGATAACACAAAATCTTTAAAGTTAAACAAATCTGATTGATCTTCGCCAAACGTGTTTTTTTGACCGGTCCCTAGTAATCCTACCCCTGGTACGTAAGCCATGCCGCCGTTAGAGGCCCTCATAATACCTCTTTTAGGAGCGGTATCAATAATACCAACTCCAGGTATAAATCGCCGGACAGAAGTTCTAATCCTAGGAGTTTCTGGAGTTAGATCTGCCATAGATATGTTTGGGTCATCTCCACCACCACCTCTAGAACCGTCGTCACCTCCGATGTCTGTGCCTTTCCCAAATCCACTGTAGTCATCTTCTCCAGGAAAATCAACAGTAACACCTTCCTTTTCGAGTCCTTGAAAAGTATCTGTAAGGGCCCCGGCAATAGCGCCAATTGCCGCTAAAGCTCGACCCGGCGTTGTGTTCATTGCCATATCTTCAGCGGTAAGACCGGTACCGAACAAACCTAGTGCGTCTTCTGTAGATTCCTTCTCAAGATTTGCCGCAGCTATATCCGCCTCTGCTTGCTCTTCTGCCTGTGCTGTCCCAGTTTCTGCTGGATCTGATCCTTGATCTGCGGAGCCTTGAGTTTCACTCGGTGGCGATGAAGCGGGTTCCCCCTCCCCAGGTTCATTAGGGTTACCACCCTCATTAAAGTGCATAGGACGCATCAAACCTTTTGAAGACTCAATAACAAGGAGTGTTTTTGGTTCTTGAATAAAAGTCATCTCATCGTCATCGTCTTCTTCTTCACCGTTATGATCCACGTTTTGAATCATCCCGAGATCTTCCATCTGCTGTAATTCAAATAGGGCGTTTTGATGTAAGTCTTTAATCTTAGCTAATCCGTAATACCTAACTACGTTAGCCGGAAGAACATACTCGCCGGTTGAAAGATACGCAGGAATATCATCCGCTACTTCTTCAGGAGTTGCACCAGGAGGCGGGTCTGGTAGATCATCCTCTGTCACTTCTAGTTCCTTTTCTACGGGACCACCTTCAGCAAAGTTAGCTGGATCAGCTTCTCCTGTTGGTCCTTCATATGTATCTGCTTCTTCACTAGTGCCAAAGAAGCTACGAAGCATATCACCGATAGTTTGATCACCGGTACTTTCTG